CGGGCAGCGTTGCTTGTCACGGGCAACATCCGAATCATCCCGGCATGGGTTGACTGGATGCAGCGATATTCGGTACCACTGGTCATTGAGCCGGTAGGGATGGACGAGACGGACGTGGTGGACTCGATTGAGCCTCCGGTTGTGGAAGCGGAGGGGGAGAGAACCGAATGACAAAGGAAGCGCCTGATTTTTCTCTTTTGAGAGATGAATTGCAAGAAAGCGCTGCCGCCTTTTCTTCAGCTCTTGAAAATTTAGCAGTAGTTATTAATGCTGATATTTCCAAAGTGATCCGGAAAAGCATTTTGGATGTTGAAAAGAATATTGTAAAAAGATCGCCCGTTGATACGGGAGCGTATAGAGCAAGTCACGGGATTGCAAACATAGAACCTGATGATGAGCAAGGAATTGTTAATGCGGATGATGGACAACATATTCCAAAGCCGCCATTGCCACCATTTGATTGGAAAATTGGCGATGGAGACATCTGGTTATTTAATAACCAACCTTATGCGGAGCCATTAGAGGTTGGGCATAGCGGCCAAGCGCCGCAAGGAGTTTATAGATTGGCAATTCCAGAATTTACACAGTCATTCAATCAGGAAGTTGCCAAAACACAAACATTACTCCCGAATGAAGGAGAAGGGGAATGACTCCAGACGCAATAAGATCGGCCATTATGAATACATTTTGTTCAAGCATGGCGACTCTGGCGCCGATAGAGAAACCGAATCACCCGTTTTTAGATCCAAGGCCAAAGTCGTTATGGCTTCGTCCCCGGATTTTGATGGGGTCCAGCTTTGTTGGAGAATTGGGAGAAGGTGGAGTTGGAGTCAGGACGGGTTCTGTTTTTTGTTCCATCTTTGATATGCCAGGAAATGGTCTTTTGGCAAGCAATGCGGCTGCAGATCGGATTGAGAAGACGTTCCGGAAGAAGGATGTTGGGGGAGTGAGGTTTAAGGAGCCCAGCACCAACGATCATGGTCTGGACCCAAACGGATATAATAACGTTGTAGTAACAATCGATTTTGATACATGGATTGGCGAAAGCTAAAAGGAGGTTTTGAAATGTCTACAAATTCGAACATCGGGGTTGATCGTAAGCAAAGGGTTTTTGTCAGTCTGGAATCGGTTGTGGGGACAATGGTTTATCCGGTAGCCACAACGGACTTTATTCTCCCGGCTGGCAATGCTGTTATGTCTCAAAATCCGTCTTTTGCCGATTCAGAGGAAAAGAACAATACATTGGATACTCTGGATCGCTTCCAGAATTCCACCCCTGCGGCCAAATGGTCCATTCCGATGTACCTGCGGCCTTCCGGAACGCTGGGAACAGCACCACAGGGGCACGTGCTGTTTCAGGCGCTTCAGCATGCCCTGAACGCGGCCACCACAGCGGCCATTGTAACCGATCCTGGAGCTACCGCCAGCACTATCGATATTGGTACCATTGCTGGTGGCATTATGCCTGAAAAAGGGGTAGTTACTTTGGCAGGTACGGTGACGGAAAAGGTCCGTTATACTGGAATCACAAGAGCATCAAGAACTTCCCTCACGGCAACATTGACCGGATGTACAAGGGGATATGCCGGATCAACAGCGGCAACGCATGCCGCAGCACAGATCGTGACTTTGTCCAGCATCTTCTATCGTCAGCAGGTTGCAGGGCCATCCCTTTCCGTTTGGATCGAAACGGATCATTTTGTGCAGGGTTGCTCCGGGTGCGCACCGGATCAGGCCGACTTCGAAGTATCAAATGAAGGAGCTGTCAAGGTTACGTTCAGCGGGCAGGGAATGCATTCCGTTTTCGCCGGCACCAGCGCCCTCTCTGCCAGCGCTCTGGCAACCAACACTCATATTCATGTCTCAGACGCCAGTATCTTCTCGGCTGGAGCTTATATTTACAATGAAACAAAGGCTAGCGAGAAGAAGTTGATCAGCGCTGTGGATGAAACGTTAAACACGTTGACTCTTTCCACGGCCACAGGAGCCGCATGGGCAACCCTCGATGTGATTCGCGGATATCTTCCGCCCGGCACTGAAATTGGCGATCCAATTGAATCAGCAGATACAACTGTTCAGATTGACGGAGTTGCTGGCCGGATCAAGAATTGCACGGTTTCCGTCAAGGCACCCAAGAAGTACATCGAAGATGAAGTGGGCACGGATTATCCGGAGGAGTTTCTGGAGGACAAGAGAGACATCACCTTTAGCCTCAATGTGTATTTCAAGAAAGCCGATGCCAAACATTTCTCTTCGGCCGGATCGGATTCATCGGTGCTCTTTACCTTCGGCGCTGGCGCCGGGTCCATCTTCGAAATCTACATGAAGAGATGCAACTTGGAAATGCCGACCATCGCATTTGCAACGCCTGCTGTTGAACTGAATATTCCCGCCAAGGCGTTGGGAACGGTTGGCGAAGACTCGTGCGAGATGTACATCAGATAAACGATCCAAAAACGGTGCGGCGCTGACCGGATGAAGACGATCCCGGCGTTGGATTCTGGTCAGTTGCCGCACGATTAATTAAAACCGGGAGGAAATGAAAAATGAAGCTCAGGACGAAACCGATAGAAAAATGGGTCTTTTTCGATGACAATTTCCAAATCGTTGAGGATGAAAGAGATGCGTCATGCGCCTTTCTGATTTCCCCACTTACGCCAAAGATTCAAAGCGGACTTGTTCTGGCAGCAACAGAGCATGAGTGGGATAAAAATCAACGGTTTGATCACGTCGATTTCTACAAGATGCGCATGGACAAGATCGACAAAGCGGTGATCGATTGGAAGGGTGTTGAAAACGAAGACGGCACTTCCATGATTGTCAGTCGCAAGAACAAGGAATTGCTGCATGCCTACAATTCCGCCCTTTTCGACAAGCTGCTTGACTACATTAACAAGATGGAAGAGAAGCAGCAAGCGTTGGAGGCGGGGAACGAAAAAAACTTGCCAGCTGGGCAGAATGGATTTCCCGCGAAGGAGTAGCAGATTGCCCAGCTTGTGAAGAGATTTACAAGGGAAATCCTCCTTGTCATGAATGTGATCGAACAAAGCTATATCCAGAAAATAGAATAATATGGAAGGTCTGGAGAATCCTTTCAGGGCAACGAGGAACCAAAGATGGACCGCAAAAACTGACGATCCGGGAAATGTTAGATTTGGCGGAGATGTACGATTTAAGCGATGAAGATTTTGAAGCGTTGATTTTTTTAGAAGGAAAGATGTTTCCTGTGCTGATTAGGGAATATAAGAAAGGGATTGAAAATGCCCGGAGTCCGGATAAGAATAAGCACAGAGGAAGCAAGAATCAACACTGAGAAATTACGCAAGGATCTCAATTCTTTGGGTGCTCAAGCTGTTTTGACTGAAATTCAAGTCAAGCAGCTTGAGACCCGTCTTCTCAATAAAATGAGTGCCGATAAAACGACGGAGGCCATGACTCGTTTGACAACGAGTATGGGGTTGTCTAAGTTTGAAGCTCAAGCATTGGCCGCCAAACTCGGCGTAGCACAAGCAAATGTTGCATCCCTCGAATCTGCTACACAAGGACTCTCTGGCACATTCAAAATGATGGCTGGAATTGTTGCATCAATTGGCCTATATAAATTATATGAAGAGTTAAAATCAGTTACAAAAGAATCAACTCTAATTGCAGCAAGAGTTGAAACCATGAATGTTGTTCTTCATTCATTAGGAATGATAAGTGGAATCTCCGCTGATAGAATGGATAGTTTTGTAGAAGGCGTCAAAAAAATGGGCATCACAACAGGAGCTGCCCAGAATTCCATTGCTAGAATGATTCAAGCCCAATTGGATCTAAGCAAATCATCGCAGTTGGCTCGTGTAGCGCAGGACGCAGCCGTTATTGCAAACACAAATTCTTCCGATGCGATGGAACAGTTGATTCATGGTATCACAACAATGCGCCCAATCACTTTGCGTCAGTTGGGGATTATTGTTGATCTTGACGGCGCTTTTAATCGATATGCTATGACAGTCGGTCGAACGGCTGATGAGTTGACAGAAACCGAGAAACAACAGATCACATTCAATGAGGTTTTGGAAAAGGGAAAATTGATTGCTGGAACTTATGAAGCGGCTATGTTGACTGTTGGTAAGCAAATCAATTCGCTTCCGCGTTTCATCGAGGAAGTCAAAGAGAAATTTGGAGAGTTGTTTACTCCAGCCTTATCAATCATTATTCAGGAGATGATCGGGACTCTGAAGCAATGGGAAGGCGCTCTTGTTGAAGCAAAAGAAAACGGCGACATGGAACGATGGGCGCACCAATTTGCGACATCAGTTAAGAGTATTATCAGTGGGGTTGAAGACTTAACCAAATTCATTAAGGAGAATGGAGACGAAATTTTAAAGTGGGGGAAAATAGTTGCTGAACTTTGGATTCTCGGCAAAGTTTCCTCTCTTTTAGCCTCTTCGTCTTTGGCTTTTATTAAATACGCAAAAGATGTTGGAAGTGTAACGCTGGCCTTGCAGGGATTGGCTAGAGTCGGAGCAATCGCAGCTATCCCTCTGGTTGGATTCGGCGCTTATAAAGCTGGCGAGTATTTGGGAGAAAAAGGCGAGAATTTGACGCAGGGTTGGTTTGGCGGGGCTGACTATATCAATCCTCAAGGGAAACAGTATCAAGACGAAATTCAGCAAATTAAAGAGGAAACTGCTAGAACAAAAGAGTTGATCAAGCTGAAACAAGATGCGTTAAAAATGTCTAAGGAATGGGGCATTGGCAAAGATCAATCTGACGAAGAGGCTGGCGTTCTTGAAGCGAACAAGAACGCCATGTCTGATATTAATCGGATGATTAAGGAAGAATCCGATAATGTTGTTGCTGAGAAAAAAAGATTGAAGGATTTGGATCTTGAGAATGAACGTAAATGGGCCATCGAAGTTCAAAAAATCGGCCAAGGATCGACGGCTGCAGCTTTGATTGATCTGCAAAAAGAATATGCCGAATATGATCGGGTGGTCAAAGATAAAGTCAAGCTGGCGGAATGGTTTGCCCAAAAAGAGCTTGAGATCAGAAATAAAAACAGCAAAGAATTGATAGGGTATTATCAGCAGTTGTACCAAAAAGAAGGGTTACAAGAATACCAGACCAAAGCAATTGATTTGTCGAAACAGCTCTTGGATGCAGAAGAAAAGAGCATGATTGATAGAGGATTAACCGTTAATGAGGCAGCATCTCTCCGAATGGATTTGGAGAAATCTGCCATCGATCAAATTGAAAAATGGATCTATGGAACAGTTGATGAAGAACAAAAGGCAGCTGATGAAAGAGTAGAAATAACACGTAGAATGGTTGAGCAGCAGCAAGAGGAGCAAGCAAAGGTCAATCCAAATATTGGTGAATATACGGGCATGCCAGTAGGAGCCAGTACCGCTTGGACTGAATATCGGGTTGGAGGAAAAACTTATTACAGCAAAGAAGCGGCTGATGCCGCCATGCAGGAAATTCAAAACTTGATTGAAGCTGAAGCTCAGCACAAAGCTGATATGTGGAAAGATGATCTTGCCCGACAAGAAGAACAAAGAAAAATGGATGAAGATCGCGCCCAAGTAGAAAAGGAGCAAATTGAAAATATAAAGAAGCTCAATGATGAAAATGAAAAATATACGCAATCTTTGAAAGATATTGATTTGAAGAAATTGGCAGATGCAGGTAAGGCAATTGATTTAAATGGATTGATGTCGTCCATTTATGGTGCTTATGGATCCATTGGTATGGGAGATCAGGTCGATGCAACAAGATTAGCATTGATGAGACAATTATTTGCTTCGCCGACGGTTGTGTCTGGATTTTCTCCGGAAGATATTATGAGTAATCTGTCTGAATATATTGGGCTGATTGCTGATAGTTATGAAAAAGAGGTCGATGCAAGAAAAGCGATTGTTGATGCTTTAAAAACAGAGGCTGATTTTAGACAGAGAATGTCGTATTCTGATCTTGCTCCAGTTACTTCCTATGGAGCAATGATGAATGTATATCAAGAGAAAATGACTGGGGCGACAACGGCAGAGGGATATCAAGAATTTATATCCTTCATCGAAAGTGATTTTCTCCCGTATATGAAAGCATATATAGGCGGCGGATCTTCAGGTGAATATCAATCAATGTGGGATTCCATCTTTGGTCCTGGGGGAGCATTGGAAGATTTAAGTTTGGCTTTAGGAGGAGAGACAACAACTGAAGACCCTCTGGTTTCTTTACAAAACGAGGCTAATGATGAATTGCAATCGATAGTAGGATTATTGGATACTGGCGGCGCTCTTCATGGAATTCTTTCCGAGTACGCGGCTGCGCAGGTTGGATATGCCAAGAGTTTTATTGAGGCAATGAATCCCTTAGCGGAACAGACTCAACCGATCAAAGATACAGCTTTGTACTCCCAATCGATTGCTCTTAATACCGCTTTGCTTGAGAATTTGATTAAGTTTATTGGTGAGGCAGATGTTTATGAAGTAAATGGGGAATATTACAATGCAACTCAAGTTAAAACAATTGCGGAAGCTGCGGCGAGCGTTGGCGGTGCATTTCAATTAGAACATGGCGGACAATACTATACATCAATTAGTCAACTAGGAGAGACTAAGAGCATCACGCCTGTTAATGTGGCGGGAGAAGGAGAGGCGCCAAAATATGAAATGCCTGATGTTCAAGCGCCTGTTTCTCAAGTGTCAATTCCTGCATACCAGTTAGGCCAAGATTGGTATACAAAACAATTTTTACAGAGCACTGTTGCTTCTAATGCTTCGGCAACAGGAAAATATACTTTAGGGGATCAAACTTATACAACTGCTCAATTGGAGGCAATTCTTGCGGGTTCCAGTGAGTATAAGCCGAAAGATTTTGAGTTTGCGGGATCAGCGGGTGCATACATTCCTCCAAATCCTTCATGGGCATCTGGCTGGGCCGCACCTAATTCGGGATATTTGCAACCTGCAAAGGTAATTGCTACTTATGGGTTTGGCATGGGAGCGCCGGGATTGAGTTATCCCGGTTGGGATCGATTTGAACCAGAGTGGTCTTTGCCTTCGTGGGCATCATATAACTCATCAACAGGAAAAGTTGAAGGCATTCCTCCGGGGAGTTATGCGACACAGGTTGGGTCATATGTACCATTTTCTCTTGGTGGTACAGTTTGGGCGGGGACTTATTCGCAAAGAGTATCTCCAAGCACCGTTTCAATTCAAGTTGCAAAACCTAATATTGGATATTATGAAGATATGTATAGTCCAATTGGGGTTTATATGGGGCAGGAATATAAAACTCGCGTAGGAGTTTGGAATGCAGCGCAGGGCCGGTGGTATGGATCGGGTGGTTTGACTAATGGTCCTTCAGGAGCGGGAGAAATTGGGCCTGAGTGGATTGTACCGACATATGAACCGCAGAGGTCTTCATTCTTAAAAGATGTTGGAGCAGATCCGGAAACATTAGGGAGAGCAATTGCCAAATCATTAACTGCCGCATTGGGCGGATCGCTTGGCGGGGGGAATATAACTATCCAAGTTGTTATCAATGGAAAAGCGATTGGAGATGCAACAGCAGAACAGGTTAGAACAAACCAAAACCTTCGCAAAGAAATATCGAAAGTGAGGAGTTAAATGCCATCAGAAATGTATGACTTTTGTTCATTGGCGACTCCCGATTATAACTACACTCTGGTTATTAAAGCGCAGGGGACCGTGCTTGAAGATACCTCAAAAAATCAATCTACTAATTTAGCAGATGATGATACGGAGGAAGTTATCACCCATTCTGACAAGTCTATTTTTTGGGTTTCTTGGGATTGGTCCTTACTGACAGAAGCAAATTCAGGGATCATTTTTGATCTATACCATGACAATGCGAAGGCGAAAGGAATCGCCAGAACATTTAAATGGCTATCCTATGATGGGCATACCTATGTTGTAAGATTTGATTGCAAATTGAAAAGAACAATACGGCTTTGTACCCAGTTTGGGATAAGTGGAATTGTTTTGAAAATCAAAGGAAGGATTGCCGATTAATGTTGAATCTTGATGCTACTCAATTGGCTCTGATTAATTCGACCGAAAAGACGGTCAAGTGGTCCTTCTATATCACCGATAAAAATGGAGTCCATTATCGGGCAGTCTATGGCTCTGTCGGAGGAAATTCCTGGGCACCAGATATCATTTGGGCACCAGATATCATTTGGGATGGTGGTGGTGGTTTATCGACGATTGTTTTGACCGATTTTTCGGGCATTGAGTTGCGTCGAAACTCGACAGAGGACGGAATTATTGCGCCATCAAAAACATCGTTTACTATATCAAATTCAGGAAATGTTTTGACCCCCTCTGATTTCAAAGGAGGGTCAGTATTGATTGAACTTTATCTTGAAAATGCCACCTATGGAGAAAGGAAGATTGCAGGGTGGCTTTTCCGGATCAAATCGTCCCCAGGAGTCTATCAGGATATTTTGGTTACGGCGGAGGATTTTCTTCAATACTATCTGAACAAAGGAGGATATCCAAATACCAGATATCCCGTCGATGTTTTCCCATCATCGAGAACATATACAAATGAAATCTGTATGCCAGTTACTTTTGGACAAGCATATTTGCCATTGAGAGATGTTTTTATTTCCGGATCTGTTGCAGTAACGGCAGACACCATTTCTGTTGTTGCTTCTGTCTCCGGATCAAGAGCAAAATTCGTGGATTCTGCAAATGGGCTGGGATCTGTTCTGCAAGGGGCAATGATCACGGTTTCAGGATCATCAACAGCAACAAACGATGGGACATTCAAGGTTTTGTCTGCTTCAGCAGCAACAATAGAAGTTGATGAAACCACTTTAATCGATGAAGCGGAAGGAAGTCTTTTTTCAATCACGCATGGATCCAATTATGTTGTTCTTGGTGATCCGACCAATACCTATTCCATAACAAAAGTTCATGCGCCCAAAAATTGTGCACATAGCGAATGGCCGTCTTCAACAGATACAAGGCCATTGGCTTCCGTATTCCCTCAATCGACCATAGCGGATTCTAATGGGGTTAATTGGCGGGTTTTCCAACACATTACTTATGATCTGAACAATGATGGGGTTGGCGATTCTCCAGGATATTTCGGCGTTAAAGGTGGGGAATCATACGATCCATTGGTCCAATTGACAACAAATACCACGGCGACTTTGACTTCTCCGACCGACGTTTTCAATTATGTTGCCCAAGATATGGGAATCCCAATTGCAAATATTGGTGCATCTGCCTTAGCAATAACGAGAGCGAAATATACAACGTGGAACCTGGAATTTAATGGAGGATATTATTTTCAGCAAGAGAGAGAAAAAGTGCTGTCCTCCATTTTGAGTCAATGCCATTCTTGTATCGATGTTGGAGAGACAATCGATATAAGGGTATTATCAAAGACCTCAAGAGCCACCATTACAGCGGCTGATATCCTTAGAATGGGCGATGGACCAGGAACATTTCAATTCAACGATTTGGAAACGGAGGACACCACCGATGCCATTTATGTCGCATGGCAGAAATCGGGTGAGCCACAGGATTCATTTCTCAAGGTTATCGTTCCGATTGACGCAATAGCAAATACTGTCCCGTCGGAAGTTCTGGAATGCAATTTTGTTCAGGATTCACAGGATATCCAACGGATTGGTAAGCTCTACGGCCAACGAAAATATGGAAAAGAAGGAGAAGTGAGCTGGACCAATAAGTTCACTCGACTCTATCTTCAGCCTGACGATGTTGTGACTATCAGCGGCGCTAATTATAACGGAGCCACCGCTTATGATGTTTTGATCGATTCTATGAAGATCAATTTTGATGGGACAATAAATTTCTCTTGTACGAAATTTGCGAATACTTTCCAGGATTGGGAGGATTTAACGCCAGATGCTTTAGTGGTCCCTACCGATACAACGGCCTACGCATGGCAACCGACAATTTCCGGGCCGCAGACAGATCAGAATATTGGCGTGAGCGCATTCGACACATGGGGAAAGGAATATTTGACTGTTGGGCCGGTTGCAAATCAGGGGAAATTCACGGATATGCAAAAGGCTCTCAATGCGGTTAAGCAGGCGGGTGGTGGGGCGATTTATATATTGAATGGTGATTATCAGATGACCGCTCCGCTCTATGTGCCGGATGTGAATTTGGAGGTATTGGGGCAATCGCAGGGTGGAGTGGTGCTGAAGAATTTAGCGGGGAGCGACTTGTTTGTGCTTCGCAATTTGACAAAGACTTTCAATCTTCATCAATTTAGCATTGCAAGCCAGAATGTGGCATCATATACTCATATGCTTTATGTTGTAACTCCTGGATCATCAATGGGCCTCGCAGTGAGCGATTTAACAGTTACTCTTGCAGATAATGATACTGCCGGATATAGTTCATGTGATTCTGGAATTATGACCACGACTGCTGGAAGCAAAGGGAAACAATGTCTTGTCGATAATTTAAAAGTTATTGGGGGATCATATGGAATTTACTCGATTGGTGCTTTTGAAAAAGTAATTACAAACGGAGGAATTTTTGATGAACAACTCAATTCGGCAATAAACATAGTAGATGCGGATGGAGTTGTTAATGGAGCAACAATAACAAATATACGATGTTTAGGAATTTATGCTGCCTCTTCCGACGCAACAATTTATAGGCACAACTTTGCGAAGAATCATCTTACAGCAAAAGAAGGATCAGATGTCCATAGTACGGTTACTGCCATTTTATTGAGTGGAGGGGAATCCATTATATCAGAAAATGATATTGTTATGAATCCAACAAGAGCCGATGCATTTGTTATCGGGATTCAAAATACATCATCTTATGCTCTAGCGGA